GAACCAACTACTAGTCATACTGTTGTAACTAATGCCAGTGCTAACTTGATTGTTGGAAATATCACTTCACCTGACCTTAACGCGGCTGCAGACGTTTCAGTTGTAGCGGATGCAGATACTATCAGCTTCATTGCGAGTAAAGCTCTACACGGTGACTATGCACACGTTTGGTGTGATGGCACTAACTGGATGCTTAACGGTATGTGCAAAGCCTTTGACGCCATGACAACTACACAAGTAAGCTAATCAACTAACCACTCGAAAGGGTGGTTATTTTTAAGTACGGTAAAAAGATGAAGAATCACCAAAAACATACATGAACAAAAGTAATACCCTGTTGGCCGTCGTAACTGGCGGTCTTTTTTAGACAATTTTTTCCAATAACAAAGAGGTTCGATTTATGAAAGGCCCAAAACAAACTATCAAGGGTTTAGAAGCAGAAGCAGTAGCAAGAAATGATGAAGTAGATGATCGCTTAGGCGGTCTTGAAACTTCTATCGAGGAATTAAAAGTCGATGTAAGCACAAAGTTCACAGAGATTTTAAAAGCAATTAACCGACCAGTTAGCATTTCCAAAGACGGAACTCACGCTGACGAGCTTTACAAACATGAAGATGAACACGATATTATGTTCAAAGAAGGTCGATTAGAAGATGATGTTGAACTAATCGAACAATCGCGCGGTAATGTATTTACTATGGAGTTTAAAAACAAAGCTGAACAAATGCGCTTTGACAAAGAACTAATCGAAGTAATGATATCACAATCTGGGCAATCATTTCCTGACGCCACTTTTGAAATCAGCGTTAATGGTCAATCGGCTATTATATGTCGTGGTCAGTACCAGTGGTTGCCAAGAAATTACGTTGAAGTATTACTAAGAGCGAAGAATTCTAACTATGGCAATATTGAACGTCCAAATATTGCAACTGGGATCAAAGAAGTACAAAACCCTGAAACGAAGTCTCTTAGATACCCTTTGCAAGTAAGAAAAGACAAAAACCCTAAAGGTGCTGCATGGTTAGAACGTGTAGTTAATGAACGGAGTGCATAATGTCTACCTACCTTCAAATTTGCCAAGACGTTGCCCGTGAATGTGGTATTGCTGGTGGTGCCGATGCATCACCTAAGCCTACTGCTGTCACTGGACAAGTTGGCGAGTTAAATAGGGTAGTTAATTGGGTTGCAGATGCTTACGCTGAAATCCAAGGCGCTAGGGACTGGCGGTGGTTACGAAAGAAGTTTACTCTCGTTACTACCTCTGGAACGGATAACTATGCTTTCACTGCTTGTACGGATGTAGAAACCGCAGTAGCAATATCACGTTTTGACTCATGGAAATTAAACGACTATCGAAACCCTCCTAAAATTTACCTAACTTCTGTTGGTACTGGCGGTGAAGTCTTTATGACTTACGTCAATTGGGACGACTTTGAATTAGTTTACAAAACGGGTAGCCTTCAGTCACAAACCTCATTCCCTTATACGGTCACGGTTGATCCAAAAGATGAAATTAGATTAGCTATTACTCCAAACGCAAGTTATACACTGACAGGCACTTATCACAGATCTGCTCAAATCCTAGCGGCTAATGGCGACACCCCAGAAATGCCAGCACAGTACCATGACTTAATTAAATATCAAGCTATGGAATGGTACGGAATTTTTGAATCTGCACCAGAGATTGTGTCAAGAGCGCAGAAGGGCATGAAACGGATCATGTATCAGTTGATGAAAAATCAAGCACCTGTATTTAGAATAACTGGGCCAATGGTATGAAAGGTTCATTGAAGTGAGGATTAATTACGCAAATCCACAGTTCGACCTTATATCGTTTGGCGGTGGGTATGATACCGAAACTCGTCCATGGAATGCTAATCCAGGTAAATTCAGGGAATCACAGAATTATGAAATAGGAATTAATGGACAAGGTGTTGTCGATATTCAAGGCTATGAAATATATAGTGGCCAACCTTCACCCTCTGATGCTGCATATTCAATCATTGACGTAACTATCACCGGTACATTCTCAGCAGGAGATACAATCACACAGCTTGTATCAGGCGCTACGGCGGTTGTCTTAGAACAAGTAACAACCACAACACCGAATTATTTAGTTGTTACTAAGAAGACTGGCACGTTCAATGCAACAGACGCACTGCAAGTATCTGCTGTAACAGAGGGAACGGCATCTTCACTAGCAAAAACTAGTGGCGGATCTACACCTAAACTCAATGCTCAATATATAAATTTGGCTGCTGATAATTACCGAGCTGACATTGCCGCAATACCTGGGTCAGGTGTAGTGTTAGGAATACACATGCTAAATGATATTTGGTATGGATTTAGGAATAATGCTGACGGTTCTGCCGCTGAAATGTATAAAAAATCAGCTAGTGGATGGACTGCGGTTGCTTTAGGTAGAGAGTTATCTTTCGCTTCTGGCGGCACTTATGTGATAGCAGAAGGTGATGTGATCACTGGCGCAACATCAACAAACACAGCAATAATCACTAGAGTAATCCTAGAATCGGGATCATTTGCGGCAGGAACAGCAGCAGGTAGATTAATATTTGCTTCACAGTCAGACTCATTTGAATCAGAGAATTTAAACGTAGGAGGCAACATAAATGTTGCCACTATTACAGGTGATAGCACAGCAATAACACTAGCCCCTAGTGGACGCTACGAGTTTATTAGAAACAACTTCGGCGGCATTGCAGGTGCAATAAGATTATATGGTTGTGATGGAGTAAATAGAGGCTTTGAATTTGATGGCACAGTTTTTGCACCGATTAACTCAACAATGACAACTGATAAACCAACTCACGTATATGCCCATAAAAATCATTTGTTCTTTTCTTTTTCTGGATCTGCTCAACACTCTGGCATAGGTACACCATACATTTGGAGTCCCATATTCGGAGCCTCAGAGATAGCGGTTGGCGATACTATAACGGGATTTATGAGTGAACCAGGCTCACAAGCCGAAGGTGCAATAGGAATTTACAGTAGGAATACAGTTCATATCCTGTACGGCTCAAGTACTGTTGACTGGAACCTAGTAAAATACCGTGACGAATTAGGTGCATTTGAACACTCTCTCCAACAATTTGGACAAACAATGTTTCTTGACGATCGCGGAATAACAACATTCAAAACAGTTCAGGCATACGGTAACTTTCAACAAGCAACAGTATCAAGACACATTCAGCGATTTGTAAACTCAAAGAAAACATTAATAAAGGCCTCGTGTATAGCGCGAGACAAAAATCAATATCGACTATTTTTCACTGATAAAACAGGTTTATACATTACTACAGAAGGGGATAAAGTTACTGGACTTATGCCTATACTATTCAAAGACACGGTAAATTGTATTGCGTCACTCGAAGATAGCACAGGCGCTGAGGTTATAATGTTTGGTTCGTCTGATGGTAAAGTTTATCAGTTGGACAAAGGAACATCATTTGACGGTGATCCAATTGTAGCTTATTTTAAGACATTCTTCTCATTCGCTAAATCAATTAGATATAAAAAGAAATATCTAGGGGCAACAATGGAAGCTACAGGCGGTGGGTATGCAGAGTTTAGTTTTGGCACAGAATTGGAATATAATTCAAGCAATACACCACAACCAAGCGCACAGAATGAGGCTTTAAACTTTACGCCAAACATTTGGGACGCTTTTATTTGGGATATTTTCACATGGGATGGTATTACATTAGGTCCATCTAATGTAAAATTAGAAGGAAGTGGTCAAAATATATCAATAGTAATCAGAAAGAATAGTGATTATTTTACCCCAATAAATTTAACTGGCGTACTAATAAGATATGTAATAAGAAGGCAATTAAGATGAAGAGAGGTAATCAATAATGACGGCACCGTATTATGTACCTTCTGGTACACCAGCCACAGGAGCAACAGGTTCATCATCTGACATAAGATCGGAGTTTGATCTTATAGAAACTGCAATTGACAAACTACCAGCCTTAACCGCTAACAATGTTGTAATCGTAAATGCTAGCGGTACTGCTATGACAGTTGAAGGCTCACTTGCGGTGAGTAGAGGCGGCACAGGCGCGGCTACGCTAACCGATGGGGGAGTCTTATTAGGCTCTGGCACTGGCGCATTTACCGCAATGGCTGTTTTAGCAGATGGCGAAATGATTATAGGTGACGGAACCACTGCACCAGTGGCTGAGTCTGGCGCTACATTAAGAACATCTATTGGCGTTGGTACTACTGATGTGGTAACTATTGGAGACTTAACTTTTGGTAATGCTAATCCTGAAATTCTAGGTGCGGATACTGACGGAGTTATGTATATTGCTCCTAGCACCACTAACGCACTTGGTGGTAATATATTGTTATACGGTGACACTCATGCAACCAAAGCAAACG